GAACAACCAGTAGCAGAAGGTAAGAGCAGTATGGTTCAAGAAGTAGCCAAGATTGTTAAGAGTTTCTATAACGCAGACAATGAAAGTGTTGGACCATTCCGTGCAGAAGAAAACATCGCATTGGATTGCAAAAAACAAATCAGTGAGAAGTTTGGGGAGAAAGCCGGCGAACAAGCCTACGAAATGGCTGAAGCATTCATTAACAAGCTAACACAACAATGGCAAGAAAAACACGGACATATACAACATAATCCAGTAGATCAAGGCGATGGATTTAGCATCGATAGATTAAAAGAACTTGTAGGCAACATCAAAACCAAAGTAGAAGGTATTGGACAACCAGAAATGGAAGGAAACGATGACTGGCATCCATCAAAGCACGTCACTGATCCACAAAAGAAACAAGAACTTGAACCTTATAATAAACTTGTAGACCGTGGCGATTACAATGCCCGCGCCCGATACTTAGATGCTGCCGGCGTTAAACGTGATCAGGAACAACATGAAGACGGTCCAAAACCCAGCGAGATTCCAGCGTGGAAACGTAAGGAACAAGGCAAGGCACCTTTAACTACTCAAAACTTAGATAACGAACGTAATCAAAGTAGAACAACTCAAGCAGGTTTAGATGCACACGCAGCCAAAGTGGGTGTAAGTGAAGAACTTGCTGCTATTACCAAATTAGCAGGCATCAGAAAAAAATAATTGGCAAAATTAAGCAGCCAAATAGGTTGCAATGATAAATAAAACTGTGTATAGTTAACGCTATGCACAGTTTTTCTTTTAGTCAGTTGGCTTTAAGAAAGCGGCATAATTAAAACATTTATTAAGGAAAAATCATTATGGCAACTTTAGCAGAAATTCGCGCAAAACTTCAAGCATCATCTCAACAAGGCGGCAGCAATGCAGGCGGCGGAGATAACGGTGTATTCCCCCATTGGAATATGCCAGAAGGATCAACTACCACAGTTCGATTCTTACCCGACCAAGACCCAAACAACACTTTTTTCTGGATCGAACGTGCAATGATCAAATTGCCTTTCGCTGGTATTAAAGGTGAAACAAATTCCAAACCCGTTACTGTACAAGTTCCTTGTATGGAAATGTGGGGCGAGACTTGTCCAGTATTGACAGAAGTCCGTCCATGGTTCAAAGATAAATCTTTGGAAGATATGGGTCGTAAGTACTGGAAAAAGAAATCTTATCTATTCCAAGGATTTGTCACTGACAGCAAACTTGTAGAAGAAGGTAAGACACCTGAGAATCCAATCCGTCGTTTCATCATCGGCTCACAAATCTTCAATATCGTTAAAAACGCATTAATGGATGCTGAGATCGAAGAACTACCTACAGACTATGTTCGCGGTCTTGACTTCAAGATTGCTAAAACTAGCAAAGGTGGTTATGCTGACTATTCTACTTCTACTTGGGCTCGTCGTGAACGTGCTCTTGCTGAAATGGAACAAGCAGCAATTAAACAACACGGTTTGTTTGATTTGAAGAGCTTCCTACCTAAGAAACCAGGCGAAGTTGAACTCAAAGTTATCGCAGAAATGTTTGCAGCATCAGTTGATGGTGAAGCATACGATGGCGAGCGTTGGGGTCAATACTTCAAGCCAGCAGGCTTTGGTGGTAGTGGTTCAGCAACTGGTTCTACATCAGCACCAAAAGCAGCGCCAGCACCAGCAGCAGGTATTGAGGAAGACGACGTCCCTTTTGAACGTGCGGCAGCAACACCCGCTAAAGTGGTTGCAGAAGAAGCACCAGCTACAAGCAATGCAGGCAGCAGAGCAGCAGACATTCTTGCAGTAATCCGTAGTCGCCAACAAGCAAACTAAGGAGTAACAGATGGGAAAAGCATTTGATATTTCTAAGTTTAGAAAGTCAATTACTAAGTCCATTGACGGACTTGGTATTGGCTTCAATGATCCAACTGACTGGATCTCAACCGGCAACTATGCTCTTAACTATCTTATCAGTGGGGACTTCTTTAAGGGAATTCCTCTTGGTAAGGTAACTGTGTTTGCTGGTGAATCCGGCGCAGGTAAATCTTATATCTGTTCTGGAAACATTATTCGACACGCACAGGAACAAGGCATATTTGTTATTCTTGTTGACAGCGAAAACGCCCTTGACGAAAAGTGGTTAATTGATCTTGGTGTTGATACCAGTGATGAAAAACTACTTAAACTTAATATGGCTATGATTGATGATGTGGCTAAAACCATTTCTGAATTCATGAAAGAATACAAAGTTATGCCTGAGGAATCACGTCCTAAGGTGTTGTTTGTAATTGATAGTTTGGGTATGTTGTTGACTCCTACAGACGTTAATCAATTTGAAGCAGGTGAAATGAAAGGTGATATGGGCCGTAAACCTAAAGCACTTACATCACTGGTTCGTAATTGTGTTAATATGTTTGGCTCGTGGAATGTTGGATTGGTTTGTACCAACCATACATATGCAAGTCAAGATATGTTCGATCCAGATGACAAAATCTCAGGTGGACAAGGCTTTATCTATGCAAGCTCTATTGTAGTTGCCATGCGTAAATTAAAGTTAAAAACCGACGAAGATGGTAATAAAACTACCACTGTTAACGGTATTCGTTCAGCTTGTAAGATTATGAAAACACGTTACTCTAAACCTTTTGAATCAGTACAAGTTGAGATTCCGTACTCAACTGGTATGAGTCCATTCAGTGGTTTAGTTGATTTATTTGAAGCCAAGGGTAAGTTGAAGAAAGAAGGCAACAGTCTTGTTTATGTAACTAAAGATGGCGAAATTATCAAACAATTCCGCAAGGCATGGAACAGTAATGACAAAGATGGATTAACCATAGTTATGGCTGAGTGGGATGATACTATTGTGCCTGTAGAGGCAGTGGAAACAGAGGAAGCATAAAATGTCTACACAAGAACACGATATAGAGACACTGGTCAAAGAAGTAAAAGAATTACGAGAGACTCAGATGTCTGCTGCCAGTAAAGGTGGCCTGGTTGAGAAGATAACCTTTGCAGGAATACCCATCATGTTTTCATGCATAGTATATCTCATGACGGCATTGAGTGCAGCCAGTCATGATCTTACTGTGCTGCAAAGCAAAATCAATGTGGTAGTGAGTGCTGAGAACAAGGCCATTCCGCCTCAAGGCACCACCATCGAGATGGAAAAGATCAAGGAAGAAGCAGCACTGGCCCGAGCAGCAATGACCCTGGAGCGTGTGAAAGATTTTGCTGCCCTGAGAGAAGAATCAGCATTGAGCCGAGCAAAAATCCGTGAAGACTCGGCCTTGGCCCGGGCCGCTTTGGATAGCCGCATTGACCTACTTGAATACAAAGTATTTGGCAAAAGATAAAGGAGCATAAAATGGAAGAAGATCAAATTATCGGTGTATGGGACACTTTTAAAGATTATGTCCCTGAAAAAAATCGAGATGCCGCAGCATCACATTTTGTAGAATTTATAATTGGACAAGATGTTGAATTATCAGTTCTTGAATCAGTTATAGGATTTGATCCACATCTCGACTCTGCTATCCAACTCGTTGTTGAAGAATTTAAAGACGAAGATCAGATAGACGACGATCTTGACTACTACGAAAACGAGGACTGATCGTGAATTGGTACAGCAAAGTAAGCAAGGATATTGCTCACTTGCCAGGCTGTATTGATTACTATTACCTTGAATTAGACACAGCAAGGGCAGAGGTTAAAATTCACGGAAACGTGGAAAAATCCTCTGCTGCTTTGCCTGGTCTTGTTGCTCATCGATTTAATCAACTTCAAGAAATTGAAGGTATTTTAGAATATCTAAACATCGAACTACGCCGCTTACGTTCCAAAACTTTTAAGAAATATTTGGAAAACTATCAACGTGCTCTCAGCAGTAGAGATGTGGAAAAGTACGTAGAAGGTGAGGCAGATGTGGTCGATATGGAAAAGATCATCAATGAGTTTGCACTACTACGCAATCAATGGCTGGGCATTATCAAGGGCTTGGATATCAAACAGTGGCAACTAAGTAATATTATTAAACTCCGAACAGCGGGTATGGAAGACGTTGTTATTTGACACAGAAAGGACTTGCGTCCTTTCTTATTTTGTAGTATAATAAATGTATCATGTATATTGAAGATTTACTCCACACATTGATGTACTCTGTTAAGACCAATCGTTATGATTCAACGTTGGTCCAGAGTTTCTATGAGCAAATAAATTACAAAAGTTTGGGTTTCACAGAAAAACAAGCTACCATAATGCTGAAAATCTCAAAAGCATACAAACAACAGATCTGTACACATCTTGGTAAAGATATAACTCCATTATTGGACAATCCACAATTTAAATTTAGTATCAGAACTATCAGTATGGTAAAACATATTTCTGTAATTCCTAATACTAACAATACCAAATTCATTATGGTGAAATTTCCCTATGATGAAACATTGGTTAAAGATATAAAAAGTGTAAGACAGAAATTTATATCCGCTGAATGGAATCAAGATGAAAAAGCCTGGGTTTTTTCCTTAGAAGGATTGACTGTTGAATATTTTAGTGCATACGTTATCTCCAAGGGATTCACTGCGGATGACCAATTTAAAGGATACATGGAGCAAGCCCTGGAAATTACCAACAATGTTGAAAAATATGCTCCTATGCTAACCATTGAGCAAGGAATGCCTAAAATTATCAATATTCCTGCTCATGTTCCGCAACCTAATAGCACAGACATTGTTCAATCATTGTTTGAAGCAAGACGTGTGGGTGTTACTACCTGGGATCATTTAATTGATAACGTCCTACTTGAATCCAATCAATCCTCGTTGATTAAAAATTTCATAAAATCCGAGATAGGTGAGGCATTTTCCATAAATTTAGAGGAAAATTCAATTTTAGATTTGAAACCCATTGTGAAGAATTTGTTGCCCTGCATCGTTACTGTACCAGGTGGTAATGAATTAAGCAAAATGCAACAAGCATTAGAATTGTTAAAAGACATCGGTATTGAAAATCAAGAAATTAGTGTTTTATTCCGCTTGCCCAACGAAACAGGTGGTGAATTTAACAAATTTGTCAAAGAAGAAAAATTAAATTCTCCTGTATCCGAGACAACCAAAGTAGTGATCCTCAGTGGAAAACTTCCTAAGCCATTGTTTGAATCTGAACTAAAATTTAATTGTGTGTTGAACTTTAATTTCTACAATGTTCACTATACTCTTGCTAATTTTATGAAAAACAAGCATAATGTTATTAACGTGTTAGCAGATAAAAAACAAAAGACCCTACTATTTTGAGCACCTGTAAAGTTATCATTAAGGATGAAGTAAATGTTAAGATTGATAATTTAGATCTTGACACTCGCAAAGCATTGGTTAAAAAATTCAAGTATGAAGACCCTACTGCCCGCTTTAGACCCAGCTTCAAATTAGGTCGGTGGGATGGCAGCATCAGTTTTTTCGGTCTCGGTGGATCAACTTATCTAAGTATGCTTGGACCAGTGTTAGAGTACCTTGAAAGCAAAAACTACTATATTGAAGTTGAAGATCTAAGGACCAGCAGTGCCCTGGAATTTCCTGAAATTTCTGAGGATTTTTGGGGTGATTTATGCTGGCCCAAAGGACATGTTCAGGAGGGGCAACTTATCCGTATGCGTGACTATCAATGCGACGTTGTAAATAATTTCTTGAAGAATCCTCAATGTTTACAGGAAGTTGCCACTGGTGCAGGTAAGACAATTATCACCGCAACTTTGAGCAAAATCTGTGAAAAATATGGTCGAACAATAACCATCGTTCCTAACAAAAGTTTAGTGGAACAAACGGAAGAAGACTTTATTAATTGCGGATTAGACGTTGGTGTATACTACGGAGATAGAAAAAATCTCAACAAAACCCACACTATTTGTACCTGGCAAAGTTTGAATATTTTAGACAAAAAATCACAGGACAATGACGATTTATTAACCTTGGCAGAATTCTTAGACGGAGTGAGCACAGTCATAGTTGACGAGGTACATATGGCCAAAGCTGATGTATTGAAGAAATTATTGACACAGAATCTTGCCAATGCACCTATACGTTGGGGGTTGACAGGAACCATACCAAAAGCTGAACATGAGTACCAAGCATTGCGAGCAAGTTTGGGAGATGTTATTCATCACATATCTGCACATGAATTACAGGCTCGCGGTGTGTTGAGTAATTGCCACGTTAATGTTGTACAAACAGCTGAGTGGAAAGAATTTGGAAGTTATGCAGAAGAATTGAAATATCTTGTCACTGATAGCACTAGGATGACCTATATCAGCAACATGATTCGCAATATTGCAACATCAGGAAATACCTTAGTCTTGGTTAATAGAATTGACTCAGGTAAATTTATTATTGAACAAATACCAGAGGCGGTGTTTGTTTCAGGTGAAGTTAAATCTACAACAAGAAAAGAAGAGTACGATGAAATTAAAACTGCTGATAACAAGATTATTGTGGCGACTTTTGGTGTGGCCGCTGTGGGTATTAATATCCCTAGGATTTTTAATCTGGTTCTTTTGGAACCCGGAAAGAGCTTTGTTAGAGTTATACAAAGCATTGGGCGAGGTATTAGAAAAGCTGACGACAAAGACTTCGTCCAAATCTGGGATATAACCGCATCTACCAAATACGCTAAACGTCATTTAACAGAACGAAAAAAGTTCTACAAAGAAGCCAAATATGACTTCACAATACAAAAGGTAAAATACATATAATGCAAATTTTAACATTGAACAACGAGATTTTTTATCTCAACGATTTACCAGAAGAAGTAGATGAAGATTTAAGATTTGCTGTATTGGATAATAGTGATAATTCAAACCCTGACTATTTCTTCATTCCACTAATATTTTTGGAGAGCTTTACCGGACCAGCGGCAGTATTAAAAATTGGACCACATGAACTTACCATGCCATTGGATTGGTGTGCCATTGTTGGCGACCCCGAAGGTCCTGAGATGGAAGTATTACCACTAACCAGTTTAAATGATCGCGGATTTAGAACATTCTGCTTTAACCCATTATCAAGTTTTAGACCAGAGTTTCATGAGATTGATATTATCGATGTTTATCAAGATGTTAAATGGTATTTTCCAAAGATGAAGCCAGGGCAACTATTATGCACACCATTGGAAGCAGGTCCTAAACCAACTTGTGCATATTTTGTCAAAGAAGTTAGTCGTCAAAGTGAATTGGTAGATTATACAAGGTGCTGGTAAATGAATAATTGGTTTATAAAAAGAACTTTACCTAGTGATCGAAATTTATCCTACGAAGAAAAACTTAAAAATCTTCCATCGATAAATTATACAAGTTTGCGTGAAAGTGTTGATCGTAGAAAATTCATGCAAGAGCAATTTAATCACTTTGGAATAACCAACACATCTGTATATATAACTGAAAGATATACAGAAATTTCTGACTATATTACATGTACAGGAACTGGATCAGATAACCAATGGGTTAAACTACAATATGGTACCATAATTTCTCATTTAAATCTTATGAGAAATTGGTATGTATCTACCAATGAAAAATATGCTATTTTCTGTGAAGATGATGTTAGTTTTGAAAGCATTGAACATTGGAATTTTACCTGGGAAGAATTTGTCGAGCGTCTTCCTGCCAATTGGGATTGTATACAATTAACTAAGGTTGTGGCTCCTTGCACTCCGGCAGGTGATCGCGAATTAAAAATTAAATTAAAATGGGGAAGATGGTGGGGTTCATATTCTTTGATAAAAAGAGATTACGTTAAAAGAATATTAGATAAAACGTGTATAGGATACAATGAATATCGTCTTGATACAATTCCAGGCGATATAGAGTTTGAACCCATTATTGAAAATTTGCTATACCTGTGCATGGGCGTAGTTTATAATTTTCCAATGTTGGTCGAACATAACGAGCTGCCTACTACATTTTTACATAAGTTAGAAACATCAAATGAATCACAAGAATTGTCTCATAAATTTATTTTAGAAGAATGGCGAACTCGTGGAAGAACTTTGAGCATCGATGAAGTTATGACAATAGGTTAACAAAATGCCGATATTTGAAAGTTCCGATGGCGGTAAAACTATATATCAACGTGTATCACCTCACACCATTGATCGTACATTAGTCAAAGAAGATACATCAACGATAGAACAAATCCGTGAAGACAAACTGTGGGGTAATATACGTCGAGCAGCTATAACCAATACCGCTTTACAAGAAGCCATGGAACGTGTTAAAGTAATATACTACCTGAGCAAAGATAATGGCAACAGCAAAACTTGATATCAAACGTGAACTACGTGCTGTAGATCAGAAAGATTACAACTTCTACGACAATCTCACTGACGAAGAACGTAAAGCATTTAGTCCTTATATACTGATGAGGTATACTGCCAGTGTACAGATGCCAGACCGTGATATACAAGAATGGTACCTTGAAATGACCAATGAAATGGTTAATAAAAATCACTGGGACCTTAGTAAGAATCATAAAGCTCTACTGTGGAAATTGTTTGCAGCTACAGGTACAGGTGTTAATTGCTATCACCCATATCTTGCAGCAGGTAAGAAAGAAAAAGCCAATAAGATTGAAAAACTATTATGTGATCTATATCCAGCAATGAAGATGGCAGATGTCAAACTAATGGCATCTATGATGGATAAAAAGGACAAGGAAGAGTTGTTTGATAAGATGGGCTTTGATAAGAAACAACGGAAAGAATATGAGTGATAACATTTCATTTATCTATTATAGAAAGCAAAGAAAACTTAGCAACAATGTAGTGCATCTTTGGAACGGCCGTGACACATTCTGTAATATGTTTGTTAAGAAACAAATATATAAAGATAGATATGTTTTAACAGATAACTATCCCGAAGACACTGACAGATTTATTTGTAATAAATGTGCAAATGTTTTAGAAAAGAAAATGCATGATTGACCTAGTAGCACAACCGTATAAATGTGTACATTGCAACAAAAGTTTTATGAAAGATAAAACTCTTGTGGCGCATATGTGTGAACGTAAACGTCGTGCTCTACAGAAAGATGAGAAACGTGTACAAGCAGGCTTTATGGCATTTAATCGCTTTTGGCAATTGACGCAAAATGCTAAACAACCTAAGACCTATGATAACTTTGCTGACAGCAGTTACTATAATGCCTTTGTAAAGTTTGGCAGCTTCATTAATAATGTCAATCCACTTTATCCAGATAAGTTTGTTGACTATGTGATTAAGAGTGGTGTCAAATTGGATCACTGGTGTAGAGATGAACTCTACGAAAGATATCTGTTTGATATGCTTAAAACAGAACCTGTGGAAAGTGCTGTACAAAGAACTCTACAAAATATGATGGAATGGGGCGATGCAAACAATGCCAACTATGCACATTATTTTAATTATGTAAGTCTTAACAAAGCGGTACACGACATACTGAATGGTAAGATTAGTTTCTGGATGATACTTAATAGTACTCCCGGTAAAACTATGATTAGTAATATGAGTGATGAACAGTTGGTAATGATTGCTCCAGTATTTGATGTTCCCCATTGGATGAAAAAGTTTAAACAAAGTCCAGCAGATGTTGCATTGGTACAAGAAATATGTGCAGAGGTTGGAATAAAATGAGTGTAGATAATATTGGAAAATTTCTAAAGTATCATGATATGCAGGTCATTGATGATAACAAACGTGCCTATAAACATACACGTATGAATGTAAAATATTTTAACAACTTTGCTGACTATAACGAATTAACGGCAACGGATGCAATTCGATACGATACTGAAAAACTACTAACAGTAGAAATTACAGAGAGTGAGTTACAACGTATTGCAGACTTTGAAGCAGAAGTTTTTAATAACTTAAAAGATCACGGTCATTATAGAATGTTTGAACATATGACTCAATTAAAAGAACGTGAAAAATATCTTAAGAACAAATATCCAGCAGTGAAGAAGGCTTACGAACATTATAGCCTTATGTTAAAATTAGCAGAAAGTGGTGAATTATGAAAATACCTAAAGAAGGCAGTAAGTGGACCAGCATCAACGAAACATTTGTAGTGATCCATACAATTGAATTAGATGGTCATACTTGGATACACTATAGAAAAGAAACTAATGGGCAAGAATATAGTTGCTATGCAGAAAGTTTCTTAGATAGATTTACAGAAATATATAATGAAACAAAAGTTTATTGATCTATACATGGACTGGGCAGTTCGTACTGCTCAACTTAGCCATGCTCAAAGATTGCAAGTTGGTGCGGTAATTGTCAAGGATGACAGCGTGATCAGTTACGGCTATAATGGTACACCCGCAGGATGGGATAACAACTGCGAGGATGTAACAGGTTATAATTTAGGCGAACCAATATTAAAAACTAAACCAGAGGTATTACATGCTGAATCAAATGCTATTGCGAAATTGGCCAAAAGTACAAATAGCGGTATGGGCGCTACTATGTTCGTTACCCACGCTCCATGTATGGAATGTGCCAAACTTATATACCAAAGCGGTATTGGGCATGTTCTATATCGTAACACTTATAGGGATACTAGTGGCGTTACGTTTCTCGAGAACTCGGGCGTAAAGGTTGAACAAATATAATGGACATTGATATTGACTTTCCAGATAGAAAACAAATACTTGATATAATCAAGCATATTCCAGCACGTCTTGAAGATGGAAAGAAACATAACACCGGCGTCTATTGTCATAGTATTCCCTATAACCCACTAACTGATACCGCAAGTCTAGATTACAAATCTGCAGAAGAACGTGGATACTTTAAGATCGACTTTTTAAATGTCAATGCTTATGCTGGTGTTAGAGATGAAGCCCATATCATTGAATTGCTTAATACAGAACCATTGTGGGATTTGTTGGCAGAGAAAGAAGTATGTGATCAACTATTCCATATCAATGGATATCACAACTTACTAAATGAATTGAAACCTATAAGTATTCTTAATCTAGCCATGGTCCTTGCCATGATCAGACCGGGTAAGAAACATCTCATCCCAATATGCAAGGAACAAGGATTCCAGTCTATCCAAGATGAAATATGGACTAAAAGTGAAGACGCCTATTTCTTTAAGAAGAGTCATGCCCATAGTTACGCAGTTCTTATCATAGTTCAATTAAATTTATTATGCGAACAATTATCTAAAAGAAAAACTTCATAGTGTGTGCTTTTTTAAATACTATGATAAATAGTAATATGATAAGTTACCCAAGAAAATGTCCGTATTGCAACTATTTAGCAAATAATCCTGCTATGTTTTCTTACCATAAACAAACACATGATGCCATTCCCTTAGGAACATATTGTCATTTTGGCTGCGGATGTTTAGCCATAACTAAAAATACGGGCGGAAAATATACTTGTAAAGAAAAATATCAGGAATGCTCGGCATACCTGGATCAACTATCTAGACGTACTGAAAACAGTTGGAAAAATGCAAATGAAAGAAAAGAAAAAACAAAAGAACAATTTTTAAAACATTGTTGCGGCGTTCCTGAAATAATAAAAAAAACAAAAGATACATTAAAAGTGAAATGGGGCAATTTTACACCATCCCAGGCAAAAGATTACAGACATTATGCCAGAAGAATACGATCAAGAGCACAGATATGGGCTAAAAAAAATGGATACATTATAGGTCAACAAACATTTCATGTTGATCATAAACTAAGTATATGGGATGCTTATAAAATAGGGTTATCTGAAGAAATTGTAAATCATCCTGCTAATTTACAAATTTTAGATGCTAAGAAAAATTCTAGTAAAGGATCTAGTAGTTCTATAACATTAGAAGATCTATTGAAAAACTCAGCTACGGTTATACTTAACGGATGCTCTTCATAGATCGGACTAATTGAATAGATTTTCTTTTAATCCTTTTCTCAGCTATTTCGCCAAGATTTACCATAGGCCCAAAAACAATCTCTACATCCTTACTGCTAAACGTTTTTATGTAAGGTCTAAACTTTTGCATTTCTTGCTTGAGAAATATGTTAATTGGTATTTTGCGATTGCTTTCCCACCACCAAACTTCACCTAATTCTAAAAATATTACACGTTCCTGCTCATCTAGAATCATGGATAAATCATAGATGCTGGAAACATAGTCATCACAATTGACTACAATACCCACATATTCACGATCGTTGGACTTTAGACACGATATAAATGGAAAAATTTCCTGGAATTGGTTACTCATTGGGTTTTAAATAAATACATTATGCAAATTTTACCAATCTATTTATACGCAAACAAACTCGATGTTACACTAGATTTGGACGCTACAATCAGGGGAGTTAATCAGGTTATGTATCAACGAGACCTAACAGTACAAAAAGGAATTAAGAATCAAATTAGGATTCAATTCAAAAACAGCGACCAAAAACGTATATCAATTTCTACCAGCACAATATTTGTGTTTAGTATGTTTGATGCTATAAATCAACGTCTAATAGTGGAAAAGAATCTAGAGGTCCTTCCTGAAACTACCAGCACCAAGGGCATGGCATTACTTACACTCAACGAAAGCGATACCTTGGATCTTGATAAATCTAGCTATACTTACAGCGTGAAACAACGAGACGTAGATGGAACATATACTCCGGCATATGCTAATACCTATTACGGTATGAACGGTACACTACATCTGTCCACTGACATATATCCAGTATTGCAAGATAGCACTACTATTACTAGCTTTAATCCTACTTTTAATTCTAGCACAGGATTGTATGAACATAAAAGCGGAAATATAACGGCTAACCCTGCTTTTAATAGTAATACCGCATTACATACCGTAGGTCTTTATATGACCAATTATAAGGGCACAGTTAATATCCAGGCTACATTGGACAACAATCCAACAGGCGACCATAACTATTACACTATTGTTACCAAAGGCTATAATGGAAAATCTGGGGTGGATTATATAAACTTTGATGGCGTGTTTACTTACATTCGAATTGTACATATTCCAGCAGCTGGCCCACCTCCTAATACTTCCAACAACGACCCTGATTTCTTCGGTTCATTTGACAAGGTACTATATAGAAGCTAAAATAGTGCATGAATCAGATTCAGGCAGCACTACAGTCTTTACTACCCGCTAATCGAAAACTAACCACAGGCGGTTGGATAAGTTTCAACGCGGTATGCTGCTCACATAGAGGCGATAGACCAGACTCTAAGAAACGCGGTGGGGTGATGTTTTCCGACGAAAGCTTCACTTACCATTGCTTTAATTGCGGCTTCAAAGCAGGATGGAGCCCGGGCAAACTACTCAGCAATAATACCAAACTATTATTTAAATGGGTAGGCATGGGCGACTCGGATATTAGTAAACTTGGATTGGTGACTCTTAAATTTAAAGAGGATCAGCCTCAACTGAAAAAAACATTGGTCTTTGACCTAATGGAAAAACCATTACCGGACGAATGCCTGAGTATTACTAAATGGGTTGAGGAAGGATGTCAAGAACCCGAACTGATAGCTGTGATCGACTATCTACTTAATAGGGGTATGGACTACGATTGGTACAACTGGCACTGGAGTGCAGCACCCGGATTCCGTGATAGAGTGTTTGTCCCATGCTACGATCGGGGCAGAGTAGTTGGCTATACAGGACGTAAGATCACAGACGGTAAACCTAAATATCTTACTGATAGCCAAAGCGGCTACGTGTTTAACCTAGATAGACAGACCTACGATAGATCTTGTGTTATAGTTGTTGAAGGACAGTTTGATGCTATCGCTGTCGATGGCGCAGCTATTATGACCAATGAACCTAACGAAACTCAATGCGCTAGATTAAATGCCATGGGTAAACCAATTATCGTTGTACCGGATAGAGATCGCCCTGGCGCTAAGATGATTAAAGCAGCACTGACCAATGGCTGGGCAGTGAGCTTACCACCGTGGGAAGAAGATATTAAAGATGTTGCTGATGCAGTGCGGAGATATGGTAGACTTTATACACTAACCACAATCCTACACTATCAAGAAACAAATAAGATAAAAATACAATTGCTACAGAAAAAACTAGAGGCCCTAACAGATGAATAAAAAAGAGAAACAACCTAAACCAAACTATACTGCTGAGATGCAGAAACTATACTTGGAAATGTTCTTATCAGATGCTGAAACTTTTGTACGTTGCCAAAACATCTTTGATCCATTGAACTTTGATCAAAGATTCCAGGATACAGCAGAATTTATTACCCGATATGTTGACGACTATAAAGTCATGCCCGAGGTTGCAATTGTTAACGCAAGTTGTAGATCGGAACTGCAATCTATACAATTACCTAAAGAAAACTACGAATGGCTTATGGACGAGTTTGAGAACTTTAGTAGACATAAAGGACTCGAACGTGCGATCATTGAAAGCGCAGACTTGCTGGAAGCAGGTGATTATGGTCCAGTTGAGAAACTGATCAAAGACGCTATACAGATATCACTGAACAAGGATATGGGTACAGATTACTTTGAAGACCCGAGAGCACGACTGACTAAACTCAAAGACGGCAACGGACAAATATCCACAGGTTGGCCTAGCATCGATCGCAAGTTGTATGGCGGCTTTAATAGAGGTGAACTCAACATCTTCTGTGCAGGATCAGGTGGCGGTAAAAGTTTATTCCTAGCTAATATGGGTGTGAACTGGGCACTACAAGGACTGAACGTTTTGTATCTAACATTTGAGTTGAGCGAGGGCTTGGTGGCTATGCGTTTGGACTCTATGATGACTGGTATTGGTACTAGAGAGATCTTTAAGAACTTAGATGACGTTGAACTCAAAGTAAAAGTCCTGGGTAAGAAAGCAGGTAATCTACAGGTCAAATATATGCCATCAGGTAAGAACTGTAACGATATTAGAGCATATCTAAAAGAATATCAGGTTAAGAAAGGCTGCAAACCAGACGTTATCCTTATTGACTACTTGGACTTGATGATGCCATTGAGCGTTAAGGTTAGTCCTAGCGACTTGTTTGTTAAAGACAAATATGTAAGTGAAGAAATTAGAAACTTGGCCATGGAGACACAATGTATCACGGTTACTGCTAGTCAGTTGAATCGTAGTGCAGTTGAAGAGATTGAGTTTGATCATAGTCATATCTCAGGTGGACTATCTAAGATCATGACAGCAGATAACGTTATTGGTATTTTTACAAGTAGAGCAATGAAGGAACGTGGACGTTATCAAATCCAGTTTATGAAAACACGTAGCAGTAGCGGTGTTGGACAAAAAGTTGATTTGGAATTTAATGTTGATACTCTACGTATCAGCGATTTAGGTGAAGATGAAGAAACTAGCTTTAGTCAACAGAAAGCAGAAAACGGTACTAGCTCTATGATGAAGGGCTTTAAACGTACTAGTACAGTGACTACTAGCACAGATGAATCTACTGGTGAAGTTAAATGGGATAGACCTACTCCTGCTGAGGGCTGGAGCATTGATAAACCTAATCGCACTCCACTAAAGGTTGCTGGCGATATTAGATCAATGTTGGCTAGTATGAATTCAGAAAAAGATTAAAACCAATTGGCCACTTGCTGTTTACTGGAATCAGCAATGACTTTATGCCACTGATCTATGTCAGTATAACCAAATACTAGTTCAGGCTCAGCACGGGTGAATGACCAACTTTGATTAATGTTCCAAGGCGCTTCACCTAATATTTCACCTTCTATATGTCCAGGCAACCAACGTGTAAACCCTGCTACAGCACGAAACTGAGTTGGCCCTTCATGTCGGCTAATGGCAGTTAATACGGAAACATCACTGCTAATACCTATTTGCTCTGTGAGCTTGTTGGTGCTGGGGCTGAACCAATCTAGGGTATGTATGATGTGTATACGATTGGTACTTTCACTACCCCCTATATACAAGGGTTGATCACCATCCATGTTTAATCCTATATTACGCATTACACTATCAACAGTGACGTTATTGGTGTAGGGCCTGTTAATTTGCAAACCAATGGCACCCGAGGTGTCGTGATCTATGACTAATATGGCACTCCTGCGTAGAGCAGTATCTGTTCGTTTTGGATGGGCTGCTAATAAGAAGCCAGTGTAGTTTTGTTCGTACATGAAATTATTTAACCGATAAATAATTTTATATGTCGATACTTGACTTTAATCTAGGTTTTGAACCTCACTCTACACTTAACCCACGTTTGTGGCACAATAACGAACTTGATAAAGATGTGGAAAGTGCTTTGATTAAAATAGCCCAAGACTTTAAAAAGTTTATAGACGTACCATTTGATGTAGTGGATGTGCGTATAACCGGCGGACAAGTTTCATATTTCTATACTCGACATAGCGATTTGGATCTGCATCTAATAGCAGATTTCTCCACGGTTAAATGCGATAGGGAAGCTGCTGAACTATTTGACGCTAAACGACTACTCTACAAAGAGAAATACTCAATTACGGTAAAAGGTATTCCTGTGGAACTATACGTGGAAGATTTGGATCACCCTGCTGTTAGTGCTGCGTATAGCATACAATCTAGATCTTGGATTACACAACCAAAAAAAGATCTTGGCCCTTTTGATATCGACAAAATTGAAAGACTTAGCACAGTATGGGGCGAAATAATTCAGCATAGTTTGAGGTCAAAAAACATCAAAACTGCTAGAAAAACCTTGGATTTATTACGTAAATTCCGCCATTTAGGCCTCAAAATACACGGAGAATATTCCACGGCTAATCTAGTATATAAGACACTGAGAAACAGCGATCTTATTAGAAATCTACAGAACTTTATAGACTTTGAACACGAGAAAAACTTGAGCGTACCGCCCTAGCGCGACTCCCTTCCCCGCGAAGCGCCAGCGCAAAAAAAACTTTCTTAATCTATTAAAACCCAGTATTATAGAGTCTCAACTATGAGTCTACGTAGATCTAAACTATGCGCTATATTCTCTACCCTGGTCGCATAATCCCGAGCTAACTCTTCTATAACACTATCTAACGTACGATCAACTTTGAAACTTAGACCACCGGCACGAGACCAATCTCGGCAGTTGTCTAATCGATCATCTACTAATATATCACCGGGATTACAATGTAGATGCTTGTCTACACTATAGGGCCCAAAATGTACCGCTATGTCTGTGAAATGCAACTTTGCCCAGGCCATCTTATCATGAAATGCCCAGGGTAAATCATTGTTGTGCGGTATTGCAGTTAAAAACATTAATTCCCAACCTAGTTGATCTCTATATCTACGTGCAATATTAACTAACTCTGTGGCACGGGGCGTTAGGGGTAGATGTAGAAATAGATGCGGGTTATCACGCAACCTATGCCACTCAGCATCTGGATACATCTCTCCGGGCGCCGCTTCTTTGCCTAATATACGTAGAGCATTGGCTCGCCAATCTGCTACTACTCCATCCATGTCTAAATATATCTTTGGTTTATTCATAACTGTAGTTTACACTGTCTTCATTGATGTTTAACACTTGAGCACCATTACGCAAATGAAATACCCTGGCCATTTCAGTGGGTGGACTTAGTGTAACATACTTCTTTATACTAGGTCTACTCTCTGCTATATGAGATTTGGCCGCGACAATTAACTTTCTGCCTGCTCCGGGTACATAACTCCATATGGTGTAGAATACCGCTACTACTGGTAGATAACTGGCATACTCTAATAACTCTTCTCGGCTCCGCGGTACACTGTCTCTATACAATACACATACTACAGCACTGGGCTTACCATACTCATCTTGCGCTACTATGATCTCACTGCTCTCACTGACCCGAAAATCTATACCAATTTCTGGACGTACAGGATCATCTTTGATTAATTGTACAAGTGGATCTGACAGTGAACTTATGATGTGTAGCATGGCCTTACCTTAATAATACACGTACTTATCTATTTTAGTCAAATTATATGGGTTTAATGACTAAAAAAAGTAAGTACTACTATGAACAACTTATACTTAAACTTAACCAACGCTAACCCACAATTTAAAGGCATGCCAATTGCTGTACGTAAAGATCTAGTGATTACTGTACATGCTAATGTTGCGGTTAGAGAAGATACTACTACGGAAATGGTAACTTACATTTTTGCTCCACCACACGGTACTTGGGAAGTTCAAGAACCCTATGCAGACGTTATAGAACAACTCAACACTTGATGTATCTGCGGTTTCCATCTAGTACAGACCACGGTATAGAACTATTGATCCTGCGTAGACATCTACTCTACTGGAGTGAACAGAACAATATCCCACATACTGTACACATTGAAGACAATGAGTTTAGAGTGAGACTACCCGAAGAACTACATTATACCCAATTTGCCCTACAGTGGTCTGGACCAGAATTCTATATACAACAGGAAAAAATTGCTGCGTAAAATTTTAACAGCCCAGAAAATCTTTACACTAGAGCAAATTTTTGCCGCGTATTTAACTGCGGTTCTTTTGTTAATCTCCCCAGGCCGTTCTAATCTAACTCAACTTTTTTAATGGTGAAATTTTGGAGAATTTTGGAGAGAAACTTGCAAGCGGGCTTGCTAGCTAGCGGGCACAGGAACCATTGCTGCTCCCCGTACCCCTCACTCCCCTCAGTGTTCCCCGATCCCCTCGAAGTCTAAAACCGACTCAATGCTGGGGTCTGGAAGGATTTCTTCACCGTAGAGATCGAACCCCTCAGCTTCCAGGATGTCGCAGGCCTCCTGGAACAGTTGGATGACCATACGGGTACGCTGGGCCTGTAGTGTATCCTTCTTACGCTGCCGACCCGACCCTACCTTGTAGACTACAGCGTAGTGTTCAGCGCAGTAGCTACGACCCTCTAGTGCGTGTGCAGTACAGCGTGGGCCTGTGCCTATGTATGTGCATGTGGTCATTAGTCTTCCGCCCGTACTTTAGTTACCAGATCGATCATCTCTGTACGCTGTTCATCAGTCATATCCACCCACATCTCCATAGCGGTTGACACTCCAGTCTCCACACCGTCCTGATAGTGTAGGAAGTTGCTGGTCCAGAGTAGGGCAATGATAGCCCAGAACTCCCAGGTGTCTATGTTATGACCCATGGCATACAGGGCGATGCCCAGTGTTACCGCTATGGCTATGCGTTGTAGGTTCTCGTTCATTATCGTTTCATACAAGTGGTCTTCACCATTGCGGTCCAGTTGTTAGGGAAGCCCTTCTTTAGATCAGCGATCTTCAATACCATACGCAGGCTCAGCTCTCTGAGTTTGTCCTGGTTCTGTTCTACGAACTCAATGAGCTCGTCCTCTACACAGGCATCAAAGTCGTAGCGTTCCAGCATCTGGCCTTGCTTGACCACCTGTTTGATACGCAGGATCTTCTCACGTGCGGTATCCATTTGGAGATCAATGTAGTGACAACGGCTTTCCAGGGCATCCAAATGATCTCTGAGCTTCTTGCTTCGGACATGTTCGAACTTGATGTTGGTGATAAAGATAGCGGCACCCTTGAACTCAAAGCGATCCGGAATGCCTTCGGATCTAAGTATGCGGCTGTCTGTGTTCCAGCTGATGTAGCGGCGGCTACCACTGTCCAATGCACCCTTAAGGATGTTCAGGCTAAGGTCTTCCATAAGGATACTATCGCAGTCGTCGAAGACCACAACGTTACCTTCAGCGGAGAACTCGTAGAGTTTGCTGTAGAGTCCGATGGAGCTCATGGCACCCTTGACCACTTCGAACTTGGGCTTCTTCTCTGCCAAGATGTTGAACAGCTCGGACTTGAGCAGGACTTTCTCTACTCCGAAGCTTTTGCCAACACCGGGTGGGCCACTGACAATCATAGCACGGATCTGTCCGTCTTTGACTGCCTTGGTCATTTGATCCAGGATTTCGAAGCGTTCACCCAAGCGAGAATAGATCTCGTCGTCTGTTTCTCTGGCCACAGCGTCTTGGGTACGTTTGATTGCTGCTTCGTCAAACTCTAGTACGGTAGCGCCCTTGCTGGGTTTTTGTGCTGCTCTTGTTGCCATCGTGTTCCTTGGTGTGTTTAAAAGTGTATTATAACAGGGACCTAAGTCCCTGTCAATGTTCAGTCTGCCCGACCGCCTGCGTAGGCTGTGACACCCAGTCGTTCTTTCAGGATCCGAGCGGCAGCTGAGGCACCCGCTTCTTTCACTGACATGCTCTGGGTACCGTGGCCACTTGGGTTCCACCATTGGAGACCGCCACCGTAGGCTTTGCTGAAGCCTGCTTTAATCAATGCGCGGCCCAGTTTGGTTGAGCCTTTCTCGTAGACGTTAACCCAAGCAAAGCCGCAGTACCAGTCCTCACCGTGTTGGGTGATGTGGTCTTGTGCGGCTTGGGCGGCGGCTTGTTGGGCTTCTGCTACAGCGGCGTTGACGATTGCTTGTTCCATTTGGTGCTCCTGTTTGCTGTTAAAAATGTATTATAGCACAGGGCCGGAGCCCCGTCAACCTTTTAGTTGTTGTTTATTGTGTACAATGCATTATCTAAATATTCTGAGATAATTTGCTTTTTGTAAGTGTTTACAATAGTTTCTTGCAGTGTTTCGCAAGCGCACAATAAGTTAGTGTC